CGGAGGTGACGGAGCCGTCTGCAAGCTGTGACGTTCCGACAGCTGACGCAGCAATAAAAGCGCTTTTTTCGAGCTGGATTGTGTCGACCTCAAACGTCGACGAGCCTGCCGAGCTAAACCGTCCGATGACGAGGCGTGCATAGACGGACTGGTTAGGCGAGACAAATTCCGCCGATGTCGTCAGCCACTGCAGATTAGTGTAACCCAGGGACAGGTCCGACGTGGACATGAGTCCTTGTGCCGCGTCAAGCCACTCAATGCGAGCGAGTTGGTCCGAGCCAATGTGCGAACGGCGCCGGACGGACAGCCTATAAACGGCGTTTGCTGAAATCTTCATCAGCGCCGCCACGACTCGCCCCTGCCCGGCGGCCGTGCCAAAGCTGAGAGCGTAGCCGCCGGACACGGCGCCAACCGAGCGCGCAACCCGCGTGACGTCCGTACCCCATGCACCATTATGCATGGACCACGCATCCGGCGGCGCGCTAGCCCCAAGCGTCCAGGCTTCAAATTCGCCGTTGACCGGATACTGCCCGTAGTCTACCGCCGGCTGAAGCATCCGCGGCGCCGCGTAGCCTGCCGTGAAAGCCACCTCCGCGGAGGGCTGGCCCTGCACTATGCGGCCCGCGTTCAACTGCCGAGGCACTGCGCGGGCGTAGTAGGTGCGGCCCGGGATGAGGTTTTGAACCTCGAGGGACTCAGCCTTGCCAAAGGCCGCCAGCGTGCCGGCCGCAGGCGCAAACCCGGGCGAGGCCGAGACGTGCAACTCGACGCCGTCGAACTTCGCTAGGCGGGACAGCTTTTCGTCAATGCGGAATTTCGCGCCACCAGCAACGCCGGCAGCATCCACAACGCCGAGGGTTACTCCTCCCATTGAGTCCTGCAGGGAGTGCGCGGGCGCCACGCCTGGGCGGCTGTCCCACTGTAGCCACCTGTCCGAGCCGCCCGACGGCTTGCCGCGGCACGTCAGCGAGGTGCGGAACGTCTGCTCGCCGTCGCTCCCGAGCTGCGCCTCGTGGCTGTAGCCGACAACGGCAAGGACCTGGTCCGCGTCGAAGTGGACGTTGTTGGCCGAAAACCGATACAGGTCCCCCAGCTGTACCCAGGGAAAGCAAAAGGCCTCGACGCCGAGGGAGGCGTGCGGGGTCGAGAGGTCCGCCAGCGCCGCGGAGGCCAGCGCGTCCGCTTCCGCTGATGTGTCAATGGCGCTCGTCGCCTCCTCGGCAATCTCCATGAACCGCCGCCCGTAGGCGGCAATAGAAGCCGAGTCCACCGCCTGGCGATACTTGCGCCGAGGCGTCTTCCCGTCCGTTCCGAGGTCCGCTGAGTCTCCGTAGATGACACGAACCACGTTGCGGACGTCCTCAATGCCCATGTCGAGGGCGGACACGTCAACGTAACTCGATGGCGAAAACGTCCAGACTGGCACCGAGGCCGCACGGTCCGGCCGGTACAGCTGCAGCCGCCAGCTGCCGCCGCTGTCATAGCGCGGACGCAAGTCCCACCCGATGAGCTGCGCCACCTTCCGCATTGCCTCTAGGACGGGCTCGCGCTCCTGCTTCCACGGGCTCATCAGGAACGAACTCGCGTCCGGCGCATACAGCGCCACCGAGACGGGCGAGTCGTTGAGCATCTGCTGCAGCACGCCCTCCATCGTCACCGTGCCCGCTGCAGCGGTCGCCACTCCGCACGTCCAGGTGACGCCACCGTCCACCACCGTCGCGCCCACCGCCGTCGGCCAACTGGGCTGTGTGGTGCCGGTGATGCCAGTGGTGACGGAGGTGGCGCGGTACAGGTAGCCGTTCAGCGTAGTGGGGACGCAGAGGTCGCCCACGGCCTGTGTCTCACTCGGCGCCCAGATTAGGCACCCGCGCTGCACCGCGTAGGTGGTGGGTGTCAGCCCGTACAGCCGTTCGCGCTCATAGAACGAATCGGACAGGACGGCCACCGTGGCGTCCCGGCATTGCAGCGTCACCGACTCGCCGTCCGCTACGGAGATGCTGTCGATGCGGCCGACGAACAACTCCGTCCAGGTGGGGCTCGTCACCAGCTCGTCGACGGCTCCGATGTAGAACTCGACGCGCACGCGCCGGTACAGCGCCACCGGGGGCGAGGGGCTTGCGCTCGGGACGTAGCCGCGGGCCGTGCCGGATGACAGCATGAGCGGGGAAAGGCTGTGCTCGAACACCTGGCGCCGGAGCTGAATGCTCGCGGTCGGCCCCTGCCCGTCGACGTCCTCCTGAATGCTGACGCCCATGAGGAACCGCTGGTCCCCGAAGTAGGAATCCACATCCCGAAACACGCCGCCGGCATCCTCAAGCGAGACGCGAAACGCCGGAGCGTAGGCCCCGGACGCAACTCGGACGGACTCAGCAGCGGATAGCGGGCGCATCTATTCCTCGCGGAGCGTCACGGAGAGGGAGCCCGCCATCGGCGTCCAAACGCCGCCAATCCACGCCGGGGCGTAGTCGAGCGAGGACACGTCCCCGCGGACAAAGACGGGCGCGCTTGCGGAGCTGCCAGGGAATAGGTCGCCGTAGGCTTCCAGCCTTGGCAGCGGCGGAAAGGGTCGGCCGGTCGCGTACAGCAGCGGCGGCCATGTAGTCGGCACCACCGCTGGCAGCGCAACCAGGTCGTCCATTATTGCGTAAGCGCTGAACTGCAAATAACCAGCAGAGGCAGAATAAAGCGGCGTCCACGCTGAATCGTTGCGAGCCCCATTAACCCACGTTTGCCCTAGCGAAGTTATTACAAAATGCAGCCACTCGGCGCCCGTGTAGTACCAAAACAACACACTCCACGATGGCCCCAGCCTTGTGGCCGCTAGCGCCGCGCTGGAGCCCATTGACAACCGACCCACGCCATACTTCGGCGCGGGAGACGTCGAGCCCACGGCCGCCGTCAAACCCGAGAGCGGCAACCCCTTGGCGCTGTATAGGTTGGCGTCAAAACTCCAGACGTGCCCCTCGCCGCGAAACAGCGCCATCCATGCGAGCTGGTCTATTTGGGACGCGACGGGAATGGTCAGTTCAAGCACCCGCTTCTGCCAGCGCCGATTAAGGACGGCCGTCCCGTCAAAGGCGCGCGTCCGTTCGCCCACCTCCTCGACGCTGCGGGACAGAGAGTCAGCGCCGACCGGAACCGTGATGCCGTTGATGACGAGTGCCGGCATGGATTAGCTCCCGAACGCCGGCAGACCACCGAGCGTCCCGCGCCCCTTCTGGAAGTTTCCGCGCCGCCGGATGGCTTCCATCTTTGACCAGATGGCCTCCGGGTCGTTGCTGACGATGGTGACGTATGTGTCACCGACCAAGGCGCCGGCAGACGAGCCGAGGTCTGCCGGGAAACGGGCCGTCGTCCCTGTGTTCGTGGCGTTGTAGCGCGCCAGGTCCACCTTGAATCCGCTCGCCGCGTTCGTCATGCCAGACGCCAACTCATCAGCAGCCGCGGCGGCAGTGCCGAAGGACTGCGCCGTCGTCAAGGCAGAGTCCCAAGTCATTGAGACGGCCGCCGCCAGTTGGTCCTCGTAGGTTTGCGTCGATGCCTTGGCGCTTTCAAGGCCCGCGGCCCACTCTCCGAGAAACGCGAGCGGCCTTTGTCCGGCGATTTCAAATCCGGCAATCACGGAAAAGACGGATTGAATCGCAGAAACGATGCCGTTCCAGACATTCAGAACGCCGACGACGATGCCGAGAATGACGATTGCGACACCCTGCATTGTGGCAAACACGCCGCGCAACGCCTTCTCGAGAACGTACATCACCGGCAACAGGGCCAGCTCGAGCACCTTGGCAACCAGCTGGATGATGGGCGCGAGGGCGCCGAGCAGCGTCCCCAGCACCACGAACACCGGGAGAAGCGGTTGCAGCACCTGACTCACCAGCGGAACGAGCGGCGCAATAAGTCCGGTCACGGCCTGCACCACTGGCGCCAGCGCAGAAACCAGGTCCGCAACAGGCACCAGCAGTTGCCCGAGGGCGTCACCGAGTGCAGTAAGAATCCCATCGAGTGACTCGGTTAGGCGCTGAAAGCCGGCGCTGCCCTTCACCAGCTCAAAGATAACGGCGACCAATGCGCCGATTTCCCCGCCCGCTTGCGCCATAGGCCCAGTGGCCGCCTGGATGACGCCGCTGACCTTGCCCATTGCGCCGACAACCTGGTCCCGAAAACCGGAAAAGGCCGCCTCGCTTGCCTGCTGCAGTTCCTTGGCGGCAGCTTCTGCGTCCAAGTACGCCTGCCGAGTTGTGTTGAACCATTCGCGCACAACTGGATTGAGGTCCCGAACTTGCGCCAGCGAGTCCTCAAGGTCCTCAAAGTCCGCGAGCGTTTTAAGACGGCTTCCGTCGAACTTGTCGAGCCATTCCGGCATCTTGCTTGTGACGCCGGAGCGCCTGGCACCCTCGCCAAACGTCGACGCGCCAGCAAGAAACAACTGCGACTCCAGTGGGGCGCGGTCCGCGCGCAGCCGGTCAACGTGCTGGGCCGCCTTGCGCTGGTCCTCGTTCCACTTCTCCCAGGCAGATAGGTACTTCTCCGCCTCGCCGCCCTTGGCCCCCAGCTTGTGCAGGAAGTCCCGCACGTCCTCGATGCCCTTGATGCTGGAGAGCGCCTCGCCGTTGAACTTCTCGAGCGCGGCCGGCACGTTAAGCGCGCCCGCCATCTCCATCGAGTCGCGCAGGTTGCCGCCGCGGCCACGCAGGGCGCGGAAAGAGGCCTCCATCTTGTCCGCGCGGAGGCGGCCGAAATCCTCCGTGGCCTTGTCTGTGAGGTCTTTAAACTTGCCAACCTTGGTGGCGTTGGCCGGTAGCAGCTTGAGGAATCCCTCCAGCTTCGCGCGCATGTCGTCGGTCATTTTGCCGACGCCGCTTTTCATCATCGCCAGGACTTCCAGCGTGTCGTCCTTTAGTGCATCCAGGCCCGAGTCCGTGGGCAGCTGCGCCACCCAGTCGGCCACCGTCTTTCCGAACTCCTCCCACCCGTCGACGTCCACCAGGCCGTCAATGTGCAGAGCCCGAGCAAGGCCCGCGGCGCCGGACACCATCAGCCGGATGACGCCGGCCCAGTCCTCGGCCACCTTGATGAGATATTTCTGGAACGCCTTCCAGATGTATTCACCGACGCCGCCGAGCTTGTTTCCAAGCCAGGTTGCCTTTTCGCTCACCCAGCCCCATACGGCCGCGAACTTCTCTTGGATGCCTCCGAGGTTCTGGTCCCAGGCTTCGCGCACTAGCCCCGCAATGCCGATGAGCAGCGCGACCGCCACCAAAACGGGAAGCGTGGACGCCGACAGCAAGCCCATTGAAGACGCCACAAAGCGGACGGCCGTAGCGGCCAGCTTGAAGGCCGGCTCCAGCTTCACCGCCGCCATGCCTACCGCGGACACGCCGAGCGCAATCTGGATGAACTGCGTAGCCATGGCGCGTTGTTCCGGCGTCAGCTGCCGAAACAGCGTCACCACCCGGCCCACCGTGTCCGCCATCTGCTGCAGCACCGGAAGGGCCAGGCGGGCCACCTCGATGGCCACGGCCGTCGAGGCGTTCTTCAAGTCCTCGACCTGCTTTTTGACCTGGGCGTCCTTGCTTGCCGCAACAGCCACGGCCGCGCCGACAGCGGCCGCGACCATGTTGGACATGTCGCTGGCGTCCTTGCCGAGCCCCTTTAGGTTGCGGCCGAACGACTCAATTTTCCTGGCCGCGCCGTTGAGCTGCTTCTGGAGCTTCTGCGTGTTGGCCGTCAGGGAGACGTAGAGGTCGCCTACTTTGAGTGCCATTGCCTACCGTCTCCGCGTCTTGGCCTGCGCCCTGGCCTTGTCCATCTCCTTCTTCTCCCGAGCCGCCCGCTGCTCAAGCCACGCCGCCCAGACATGCAGCTCGTCCACACTCATGCGCGCCGCCAACTCACTGACCGTCATGCCCCCCAGCGTGTGCGCCAGGTGGAACAGGAGGTCCGTCTCAGGCTGCGCCGCTGCTTTTGCGGGCGTCCTCCTGGTCCACGTTGACGAGCGCCAGCGCCGCAGTGGCCACCTCGTCAAACCACCCGCCCGCCGGCAGCTCCAACAGGGCCGCCTCGTCCGCGGGCTCAAAGGCCTTTCCGCCCGTCTCGACGTCCCAGGCGCACGCCATCACCGCCGCCACCTGGAGGCGCCCAAGGTCCACCGCGCCCTTTCCGTCGCCCGCTACACCGGCCGCCTTCAGGATGGCCGAGCGCCCAGCCACTGACGGCTGACGCAACTCCACCTCCAGCGGGCCGCCTTCCACGTCCAGCGTCAGGCGCTGGCTTCGAAACTTGGTGGTTGAGAGCAACGCCCCGCGCAGCTTCCCCATTAGACACCCCAGCCGAAGGACACGGACTCGCCCGAGGCGGCAGTCTTGGCCGTGCCACTCAAAGAAACGGACAACTCCACGAGCCCATCGCTGGAGCCCTTCTCCTCGAAGGACTCCACAAGCGCCCACCCGCGGAACAGGTAGCCGCCCAGCCCTACCTCCACCAGCACCGGCAGGCCTGCGGCATGGATGCCTGCCACGGTGACAGCCCCGGCGCCGCCGTCGTTGTCCAAAAGCGCGGACTGCAGGGCTGTAATGCTGGCCGTGTAGTCCCTAAGCGTCAGCTTTTTGAGCGCCACGCCGGCCGAGTCCAGCGTTGTGGAGTCCGCAAGCGTGCCCTGCACGGAGATGCTGAACTCGCGCACCTCCGCAACGGAAAGCAACGGCAGGTATTTTGCCGAAATGTACACTGGGCCAGTGACGGTGTAGCTGTCCGCGAAAGTTACCAACCCGAACAGATGGTCCACCGTCCTGTTGCTTTGGGCAACCTCGACGCCGTTGTCATAAACCGTCACAGGCCAGGCCGGGTCCAGCACCCGCCGTGACGCACTCGTGACAACGTAGGTTTTGCCGGACACCAGCGTCAGGGACGTGCCGGATATGGAAACGGCCGTCCCGGCTACCTTCACCGAGGCTGCATGCGCGGCAATGGCCATCGCTACACCGCCGACTTCGCGCCGTTCAGTTGCAGGGACGCGGAGAACTCAGCCTTGCCGTCCACGCCGCCCTTGACCTCGTAAGACTCCACAATACACGGGTAGAGGTAGCCCTTGCTGCCAGTGGAGGCGTTGGGGTCCCACTGAACCGTCAGATAGACGTTGGCGCCCGTGTCGAAGCTGGAGCGGATGAGCGCCTGGGGCGCGTCCGCGCTCTCAAGGTCGCCGGACAGGCTGAACGAACCGTCCTCGAGGCCCGCCAGCTTCAGCTTGACGCCGGCTGAGTCCTTGAAGTCGGTAACGTCCAGCATCGTCTTGCTTGAGGACGCGGAGAAGTCGTTGAGCCCCTTCACCTCGTCCGAGCTGGTGGCCGTAGCCGAGGTGGACTTCACGTAGATTTTCGCAAGATGCGCTGCAATGGCCATGACGTTGTGTCTCCTGTTACTGCTGCTCAAGGCGCCGCAGCGCCCTCATCATTGCGGCGCCGACATTCTTTTCGAGCGCACCGCCGCGCCCGTCTGCTGCGCGCTCGAGAAACTTGGGAGGCGTGCCCGTCATCCGAAACCGGTCTTTTACGCCTGGGAAGCCATAGAAACCCTCATGCGCCTGCGCCGCATAGGGCGCCTCGTATCCACAGGTGACGGTCATGCTCTCGCCGCCTTTGGATGCCTCGCCCGGGGCAATGAAACCAGAGCCAGCAAGGTCGCCCGTCTCAACCGGGATGCCCGAGCGGGACGCCACCATGATGTGAGCCGCCTCATTCCGCAACACTGGCTCACAGTCTTTGAGGACCTCCTTGGACGCGCGCTGCAGGCGTCGGCGCACGGCTTCCATGCCCTCAATCTGAATGAACGCCCTGGCGGCGCCAATGTTGAGCCGTGCCATTCCCCCACCTAAATGGGGGCGCGTTTTCGGTCTGGCGCGAAACACAAGGGGCGCCCCGTTGCCAGGGCGCCCCAAGTCACGGCGTCAGCCGAAGGCTAGGCCTTCTGGCCGAGGTCCTGGATGGCAACGCGCATGCTGCTCGCCGTCACTGCATAGCCGAGCCGGACAACCCGGTCCCCGGAGCCAAGCGACGAGTACGGCACGGCCAGTCCCGCGGAGCCGAGGTAGTAGGGCTCGCCAGCGGTGAGCCCGCTAAAGCCCGTCAACCAGCCTGCGCTCACATATGGCACCTGCTGGTTAATGTTGGGGGAACTCACGGTCAGCCCCACCACCCGCGCAGTAGCCGAGGACGAACACGAAGCAGGAGCGGCCTTGCCAGAGGAAATGATGTAGAGAGCGACCGGCCCGTTGTCTGCGCTGATGGACTGATGCGCCCAGAGGTCACCACCGACCAGTGTCTGGTGGTTATGGTAGGCATCGCCAGTGCCAGTTCCATTGTGTGCAGCGTATGCGTTGCCGTTGCCTGCGGTGAGAGTATTCAGGGCCACGTTCGTGACAGATGCCTGCGTGGCGCTGCCCGCAATGGTGAACAGCGAAGGCAGGCCAGCGACCTTGACGCCGGACGCGCTCTTGCTGAGCGTGGCCCCATCGAGCTTGAGCTCAAGTCCGCCGTTGACGCCGTCGAACTCCATGCCGGCATCGGACTCCAGCTTTACGGCGATGTCGCCACCGGAGAACTCGAGGCCCTTGCCGCTGGCGAGGTCCACGCGCACGCCGTCGCCGTCCACGGACAGGCCGAAGGCAGACTGTACCTTGGCCGCCACAGCGTCGGCAACCAGCTCGATGCCGTTGCCCACGTTGACGGACAGCTCGTTGCCGGACTTGGACAGCCCGTCGCCGGCCGTAATCTGGCCGAGCCCGGAGAACTGCACGAACGTCAGCGCAGTGGTGTTCAGCGTGATGTCGTTGTTCGTGATGAGGACCCACGTCGAGTCGCCGTAGACCGTGCCCTGCTCCACGAACACGCTCATCCCGTCCTTCACTTCGCTGGACGAGTCGGCATCCGTGGCCCGCGCCCAGGCGCCGGCAGCCACGACATAAATGCCATTGTTCTCTGCCGCAGTCTGGCCCGCCACGAGGACGCGCATGCCGGCAGTCAGCGACACGCCGTCAACCGACTGAGTGCCGGAGAGGGTGATGTTGCTGGTGGCAATGGCCTTGACCGGGGCCTTGACGTGGAAGCCGGACACCAGGCTGTCCGCGTAAGCCTGCATGTTGGCAACAACCGCCGCGTCCGCCGCCTGGAATGCAGAGGTCAGCGAGGCCGAAAGCGCCGAGTCCGCCGCCGCGTAGTTAGCGGCAAGCTGGCTGTCGGCCGCGATGCGAGCCGCAGTCTCGGTGCTCAGGTTGTTGGTCAGCGTGGTGTCAGCGGCAATGCGAGCCGCCTCCTCCGCGTCGATGTCGCCCTGGAGAGCCGTGTCAGCGCTGGCCCGAGCGTTCGCCTCGTTGCTAATCGACACGCCGAGAGACGTCACCGCCGCGATGCGAGCGGCCTCCTCCGCGTCGATGTCCGCCTGCAGAGCCGTGTCGGCGGCAATGCGCGCGGTCTCCTCATCAGCCAGGTCGGTCGTCAGTCCGCTGATGGCGTTAGCGCGGGCCGTCTCCTCCGCGTCGATTTCCGCCTGCAGCGCCGCGTCAGCAGCAGCGCGGGTGGTGGCCTCGGTGTTGAGGTTGTTTCCGAGCGTGGTGTCAGCCGCGGCGCGCGCAGTCGCCTCCGCGGTGATGTTGCTCTGCAGGGTGGTGTCTGCGCTGGCGCGGGTGTTGGCCTCGGCCGTGATGGCCGCGTTCACGGTGGCAACGTCGGCAGCACGCGCCGCGGCCTCAGTGGCCAGCCCGCTGTCGACGTAAGCCTTGCGGGCCGCGCTGTTCGCGCCGACCGGGGCGCCCAGGTTGGCAATGTCCGCGCCGCCCACGTCGAGCGCCACGCCGGACACGCCAGAGAGAGTCACCTTGCCGAGCGAAAGCTCGTCAGTCGCCGCCTGCTCCTGGCTGTAGCCCTCAGTGGTGTTGAAGAAAATGAACTTGCGAATAGCCATTGCGTCACCCGATGGGTAAGAGGCCGCCCAGGCCAGCCCCGGGCGGTTGCCGCTTTGTCGTCTTAGGCCTGCTTATGGAGTGCGCCCGTCACGTCATCGAAGGAATAGTCCTTGAGGACGATTCCTAAGCGGTCTTCAACCGCCTTGACGGTGGCTTGATACTGCTTCTGAGCCTCGCCGGACTTCTGTGCCACGGCGCGAGCCTCGTTCGTCATTTTACTCAACTTCCCCTCGGGGTCAATCTTGCGGAGGTAGGCGTCCCGCTGCTGGTTCCGAACGTGGGACTCTGCCGCCCAGCGCACCGTCTCGGACTCATAGAGCCGCAAGTGCAGTCGCTCCTCCGTCGTCAGCGCCAGCAAGCGCACCGGCTCGGCCGCTTTGGACTTAGCGCCGCCCTTGCCTTTGCCCTTCACCGCCGCCGGCTTCGCCGCGCCCTTGTCCGCCGCCTTCACTGCCGTCTTCGCCTTAGCCTTGCTTGACATTGTGTCCCCTTAGTGTCCGGTCGCGTAGGTGCCGAAACGACTCGAAGTACCGGAAAAACTCCGAGCGCGTGAACTCCAGCTCGAGCGCGTCCGCCTCCTCTGGCGCTAGCGCGAACTCAAAGGACGCGCGGTTGCGCGTCTTGACGTGTACGGCCGACAGCAAGACGCCGCTGTGGACGAGGTACGCCGCAAAGCCGATTTTCTCTGTGCGGAAACTAACCAAGGCGCACCAGGTGGGGCGACGGCGTCAACTCCAGCAGCGCAGGCCCCAGAGCCACGCCCACCACCTGGACAAAGGCAACGCCGGACGGCGAGGCCGCCGCCGTTGGCGCCGTTGTCGTGGGGCGTCCGTTAAGCCCGACAAACACAAGACGCCCAGGCACCAGCGGAGGCAGGCCCAAGGAAGACAGGTTGCAGATGCCGGACCGCTGCACCATTGCCACCGTGTCCGCCGGCTTGCTTACCAGCAGCCCCAGCACCGGCACGCCGGCCGAGCTGGACGGGTCTGCCGTCGTCACTACCGGAGTCCCGCTTGAGTCCGTAGCGCCAACCGTCACCAGCGCCCCGGGGACGTCGGTGTCCAGGCACAGCGCCTCAAAGGCGCTCGAGGCCGCGCTACCGCCGGCAATGCCGCCGCCGACGACAGGCGGCGCGCTGGAGGCGTCCGAGGAATACTGCGCCTCGACGTTGAGGCTCCACAGCGGACGGTCCGAGCCGTCTGTCGGTAGCCGGAAGGGCGCGGACTCGCGCACCTTCACGAAGACATACGGCGACAGGGCGGGCAGGGTGAGGGCCGAGTGGACGCCAAACGCCAGGGACTGGCCCGTCGCGTGGTCCTCGCGCGGACCGCGCACCAGCACCTGACAGGTGGCGCGCATGTAGACGCTGCGCGAGCCGATGTAGGGCTCTGCGTTGCTGCCGCCAGTGGAGAGGATGGCCACGGCCACGTCAGGCACCGTGAAGTCGTCATCCTCTGGCAACGCACCGAGGAACAGGTTTCGCGGCACGGTCGGCGGGCGCGCGAGGCCCAAGTCTGCAGCCTCCAGCACCAGCGCCAGGTCCGCGGCCACGTCTCGCACCATGGTTAGAACCAGACCTTCCGGTATTGCGTCAGCCCCGCGCCGTCCACGTAGAAGCCGATAGAGAGCGGGCGCCGAGCGCGGTTAAAGTCTCCCGCGGGCTCGCCGGGAAACCAGACGCGGGAGTTCAACGTGATGGCCGCGTCGGTGTAGACGACATGAGTGGCCTGCGCTTCCTGCCCCTTGGCGTCACGGATGAGCTTCTGCAGCGGCTGAATGCGCGCCCGAGCCGTCGCGGCCGGCCCCATCACCGGCTTTCCGTAGGCGTCCCGGCCGGTGAGCTCGGCCACCGTGATGGTCTGCCGGAACAGGTGCGCGGGCGTTCCCATCAGGACACCCGCAAAGAACGGTAAGGGGCCAGCACGGACTCCACCTCGGGCAGCACCAGCGAGGGCAGGGCGGCGCGGTATGAGACGGACCAGTCTCCGAGGCCCTCACTTGCCACGTTGGGGTCGATGGCGCGGCGCCGCAGCATGCCGGCGGCGACCAGCACCGCCGCCTCTTGCACGTCCTCGGGCAGCGTCACCGTAAGCGCCGCGTTGAGCGCCTTCTGCCCTGGCGTCACATAGCCTGCCGTATAGGTGACGACGATGCCATCCGAGCGCCCGACATTGTCCGCGGGGCCGTAGGTGATGCGGCCCATGTAAGCGCCCGTGTCCAACCACACGCCGCCGCGCCGAAGCACCAGGCCGGCGTCCGCCATTGCGCCCAACGACTCAAACCCAGCAGCGTCCACCGCCGTCCCGCCCTCCGTCACGCTGGCGATGCTGATGATGGGGGCGCGGTCCAACAGCAACAGCGGCCGCCCGTAGCCGGCCGGGTACTCCGTCACCGTGGCGCGCTCAAACGGCCGCCCGCAATAGCGCGCAATAGCCCGGGACGCCGCCGTCACGGCGCGCTGCACCTGGGCATCATCCGCCACGCCGAGGTCTCCCGCGACGGTGGAGGCCAGACAGAGGTCAATCGCGCTCGCGGGCATGCACTACCTCCAACAACAAAAACGCTGCCGGCGCCGGTCGACCGGACACCGGCAGCGACTCCGTGGGGGAGACGGAGATTAGGAGTCGGAGATGACGGAAAAGGCCTTGTCGTGCCGCAGCTTGAAGTCCACGCGGACGATGGCGCGGATGACAGTCTCGTCATACGCGGCCCGAGCGTCCGGGTGCAGGCTGACGTTCACGTCCCGATCCACGCCGTACAGGAAGTGCCGGAAGTCGCCGAAGACCAGCTTAGTGGTCGGGATGCGCGTCGACACCACAAAGGGCATGCCGCGCAGCGTCTTCGCGCCGAGCATCTCATCACGGAACACCCACCCGCCCGCATCACGCAGGCCCATCAGCTTCGAGGCCTTGTCCGGGGACATCAGCCACGACGGCGAGGTGATGGACACGTCAGACGCCAGCACCAGCTCCACAGCCTGGTCGATGTCGTCGATGTAGTTGGCAACGCTGGTGCCCGAACGCACAAACACGTTCGAGGCGTTGACCTGGGCCAGCAGGCCGGTCGGCTGGTTATTGAGGCCAGTGCCGTTGATGGCCGCAGCGTCCACGCCGTGGGCCATGGCCGTCCGCGCCTCCTCGCCGATGAATGCGTCACCGACGGCGGGGTTACGGATGAGGTCGTTCGAAAGGTTGATGAGCGCCATGCCCTTCTTCGCGCGGAGGATGACCTTGCCGAAGACGGGCTTCGTCTCGGCAGTCGTGTCGCCCTCGCCAATCCACGTCAGCGAAGCGCCGGTCAACTGCTTGGGAATCTCGAGCTGGTAACTGAACGGCACCATCTGCACGCCGAGCTTGTCCAGAATGGACACGGGGCGCAGGAACTCGATGACGTCGGAGGCGTACTGGATGGGCACCAGGGCGCCGGCCGAGTCGAGCACCGACTCCTGGACCGCCTTGGCCATGTCCGCGCCGCCGAAGCGGGCCGCGTTCTTCGTCAGCTCGTCCCGGCCACCGCCGCGGTTGTTGCCAACGGCCTTGAGGAACGCGCCGAAGGTGGCCGCCGACTTGAAGGCCGAGAACTTCGCCGGCTCCTCCGTCTTCGTCACCAGCGCCTGCCGCTCGCCGCGGGACTTCTCCACAATCTCAGCCGCGACCATCTTCGCCACATCCTGCATCTGCTCGGGGTTCATGCCTGCTCCTTCAAGTGGGACAGCGTGAGGGCGGCCAGCTCTCGCGCCAGCTCCTCTAGGTTGGGGGTCTGCTCTGCAGCGGGCTTCGATGCTTCCGGCGCCGCCGCCTCGGCCGCCGAAGTCTCCTGGGCAGGTTGCTCGGAAGGCTCGGCCTCCCACGCAGTCACCTCGCCGCCGCACTCAGGGCATGCAGGCACGGTCGTCTGCCACTCGCACGCACCGCACTTGATGACGGCGCCGCCCGCCTTTGCCGCCTCTACCGGCGCCACATCCAATGGAAGACCCTCAGACGGAACGTCTGCCGCAGCCTCGCTCGCATCCTTCGCCGCAAGCGCAGCCAGCACCCGCGCCGTCACAAGGTCGGCCATGCGCTCGGCGGCCGCGTCAGCCTCGAGCCCCTTCACGCGGAGGGCGCGCTGATTCCCAGGCACCACGACGACAGAGATTTCAAGCAATTCCTGGGAGAGCGAGTCATACCCGCCCAGTTCGTTCTGCTTGAAATCCTGCATCACGTAGCGGACGGACACAGCATTGAGGAACCCGCCCGCCACCTTCGCTTCAACCTTGCGCGCGAACTCGTCGTCCTGGTCGAACTGGATGTCGACCATGAGCGCGTCCCCGTCCACGTAGGCGAGGCCCTTGCCGATAGGCAGGATGGGAGCGCCCGACTCGAGGCCCGCACCCTCATCGTGCTGATACAGCACGACGGGGTTTGCGTTGTAGGCGTCCAGCTTCCAGCCGGCCACGCTCACGCGGTCCTGATAGCGGTCCACCTCGCCGTCGTTCGCACGGAACGTATACAGCGTGCCGGACTTGGAGTCGGCCGCTGCCTTAGTGGCAAGGTTGAACGTCTTTAGGCGCTGCATCCTGCGCCCTAAATGGGGGCACGTTTTGGTTGTGGCTCACGCTGCCACGGCTCGTCGCTGGTAGCCGTTGGCTCCTGCGCTGGCGTCTCGCCTGCCGGCTGCGTCTCTACCTGACCAGGCAGCGGCAACGGGTATCCCTGGCGGTCCGGGTCCGGCCGCAGCCCTGCCAGCTCGCGCCACTCGTCATAACTGAAGGCCTCGGGCATGCGACTCATCACCTTGAGCTGATGCTCGCGGTCGGCCGGGACGGGCGAGTCGTAGTCCAGCACCACGTCGGGGCCGAACTGCGGGGCCAGCCGCGCCTGGAGCTCCGTCCGCAGGAACTCGAGCCGCGGCAGCACGGCCTGTTCTGCGAGCAGTTCGCGCGCCGCAAACGCCGTAGCGCGGTTGCTGTTGGAGATGTCGCCAACAATCTCGGGCGGCACGCGGTACGTCATCCGCACGAACTCCATCAGGAAGCGCCGCAGCTCCACGAACTGCATGTCCTTAAGGGACGTGTCCAGCCGCGCGAACGTCGTCTTCCCGCCCGTGACGAGCAGCTTGCCGGCGCGGTCCGGCCCCTTGTGTTCGCGCTCGAGGCTTTCCTTGAATGCGCGCACGGGCGCAGCGTTGGCATCGTTCAGCCCGTCGATGGACACGACGGCCGCCGGGAGAGTGCTGTTGAAGAAATAGTTCTTCGTATACCGAGCCGCGTACTCGTCCGCGTCCAGTTCGTCACCGAGCGCAAAGGCCGGCCCGATTCCACGCCCCAGAGGGTCGTCAGGGTCCAGCGTCCGCAGCGCCACCACGTCAGCAGCCGGAATCCTCCGCGCCTTGCCGCCGATGTTGACCTGATAGAAGCGCTCCTCTTTCGGTGCCGAGAGGTCCGGCAGCGCAGTCACGGCGTTAGGCGGCACCGGCCACGCTCCGACGATGACGCCGGCCACGCGGTCGAGCACCCAATAGGCCTCGCCCACCAGGTCCAGATGCACCTGGGAGAGCTTCAACACGGCGCGGCCAGACAGGTGGTCGCTAGGGTCCGTCAGCAGCGCGAGCAGCGGATGGTCTGGCACCTCGACCATCTCGCCGGACTGCGTCAGAGCGCGGATGCGCGCAGCGCGGGCAGTCTTGCTCGAAGTCCGCAGCGTGAAGTCCCGGCGGCCGTCAGCATTGACGCGGCGGTACACGCGCCACTGTGCGTTCGCCACGTTGTCGGCCACCACGTCAACAACCGTTCGCAGCCAGGGCATCTCCTTGTAGGCGCGCAGCAACTCCGACGCCCCGCGGCGCGGCGGCGCACTCACCCAGCGCGACACCTCGAGGCCCGTGCCTGGCCGCTGCTTCCCACCGAATGCATCCTTGACGTTGTCCCACCAGCTCATGGCCTCTCCCTAGAAAACAGCGAAGAACTGGTCAGCGAACACCAGCTCGTGCACGCCCCAGTTCATGGCGTCCACGCGGTCGTCGCGCCTGTCAGGGCGCCCCGTGAAAGTCGTTAGTTGCTTCTCCAGCGTCGGATGCTCACCGACGAACTCGATGCGTCCCGTCTCGGCGAGCGCGGACACAGGCTCGGCCCGCTTGCTTTTCTGCTCTTTGGCGCGGACGGGCTTGATGTAGACGCTGACGCCCATCTCCTGGGCGACCGTCTCCACCAGCGTTGTCACCATCTCGCCGCCGGTATTCATTTCGACGACCAGCGCGTCACAGTTCCATGCCAGGTATTCGTGGACGGCGGCCGTGGCCCACTCCCGCGGCGTGGCCTTGCAGCTGGAGTCCTTGAGGATGGACACCCGCTTGAGGCCGTCCTTACCACGGCGCACGCCCTGGACGATGATACCCGTCTCATCCGCACCGAGGTCCGACGTCGGCGCGGGGTCAACGGAGACTATGCGGCGGTCCAGCCCCTTGGCGTACTCGAGCGGCTCCGCGTCGACGCGGCCCCAGCGCGCAGAGCCGAACAGACTCCCGGGCGTGTCCATCAGCAGCTGGCCGAGGACCTCTTGCTGTCCCCAGCGCGTGCCCGCCATTGCCTGCATCGTGGCCACCGTGGACGGCGCCAGGTTGGCCGAGTTGGCGAGGCTGCTTCCCGTGATGACGACAACGCCAGGCCGCGCCACCAGCTCGGCCAGCTTTGGCACCGGCCGTGGCGTGCCGGTGAGCAGCACCTGGGGCGGAAACTCAGCCGTCCCAATTCTGTTGAACAGCGGGACCTGGTCGAGCGCCGCCATGTCATAGCGCCAGATTTGGGGCTCGTCGCCCCAGCAGAAATAGGTGTTAGTCCCGCGCAGGCGGTCCGGCTTGTCCGCGCTGTAGGCCATAGCGAACACGCCGTTAGGCCAAGTCAGTCGCCGCTTGCTGGGCTCGTAGACGGGGCGGAAGTCGGGCGGGCTTAGGGCGAGGATGCCGCTCGGCCCCTTAATCATCACGTCCCGAACGTCGGCCGCTGTCGGTCCGATGAGCGCCCCGGCGCCTTTGGCCTCGCGCGCCTTCTGGATAACCCACCGCGCGCCGCACCAGGTTTTCCCGAAGCCACGGCCCGCCATGACTACGCAGTAGTTCCACGCCCCGGCCGGCGGCATCTGCTGGCGCCGCGCCCAGAAGTCGAGGTCGTAGGTCAGCGCCGTGACCTCGTCGTCCGTCAGCCCCTCGAACAGCCGGCGCACCTTGGCCGGCGTCCCGGCCGTGCGGCACATGTAGGAGGCGACGGACTCCTCTGGTCCAAGCTGGTCGATGATGGCGCGCCACTCACTCCGCATCGGCCTCGGCCTCCGCGTCAGCCTTGGGCGCCGGCTGCGCTAGACGCTCGAGGCGCGAGAGCAGCAGCTCGCGCAACTCCTCCACGTTGGCCTGGCCGGGAGTGCCGGACGAATCGGACACGTTGTCTTGGCGCGAGTACCGCTGGGGGAACCGGCGCGACAGGACCCACATGCGAATTTTTGGCGCGGCCTCCGCTTGCTCGAGCAGCCGCGACAGCTGCGCCGCCTCGAACTGCGATTCGGCTTCGTTGACGCCCTCGAAGAAATCGCGCGCCAACCCGCGAGGCTCGCGCGCTCCGGTCTGGTACCACTTGCCGAAAGTGGACTCGCCCACCCGCACCAGGCCGGCGGCCACCTTCCGATGCTGACCGGCGCGGAGATGCGCGCAGACCTGGGCAATCAGCTCCGCCGTCAGCTTCGTTTGTTTGCGGCCTCGAGCCATCCAGCCAGAAATGGGGGCAGCTTTTTGGGGCTGGTGCCGTGCGCGCTCTACAGCAGGACGGCCCCTCTCTCCGGTGGCTAGTTCCGGGAACGCTGCGGAACCAGCCGGAACCGGCACACAGCATCACCCACGCTCACACACCGCCTACACGGGCCTACTTTTTCCACAGTGTGCGCAATGTAGTTATGTGTAGGGAGGTGTGCGCTCGTGTCGCACAGTCGGTTCATTTTTTGTTGGGTTTTTTTAAACTG